AGCACGCGGAGTTGCTGATCGGCCAGTAACACGCGGAGTCGTTTGACCACCACTGACGCGGAGCGTCTGACGAAACGATAGACCGTTTCGAGATCAGTTACTCCCGTCTTGCGGGAGCATTCCCTAATCGCATAATCGACTGCGCGATTAAAGGCCTCAGTTGACTTTGACAGGTCGTTTGGTTTCATTCGGATGTGCCCTCTTTAACTTGGGGAGATATTCGAGCGCCCGATTGAGGTGGTCGGAGAAATCGTATGCACTCACACGCCACAGACCACCCCAGGTATCCTTCGGTTCTTCGTGAAAGTCCGCGATGAATTTCACTGCGTTGTACAAGCCGCGAAAGAGCTTTATGTCACGGGCCCGTTTCTCGTCCTTCTCTCGATCGGCCCTGGTCTGACGGATCTGCCGGACCACTTCGCGTTGCTCCTCTTTCGGGAGCTTGATAATGCGTGCCTGTTCTGCCTTGGGCTGCGAGGCTATCTTCGCCGCGGCGTCAATCGATATCTTTCCCGCGTCCATCGCCGCGACGAGCTCCGGGGTTCCCTTGTCGACCGCGACCTTCGCCCGCTCGTATGTCTCGGCGCTCTTAAACCCAGCCCGCTTGGCCGCGAGATCTACGGTGTTGCCTTTTGGAGCATTCTCCGCAATTGCGGAGTTTGCTCTGCGGTCACCGCCGCGCCGTTCTGCCGCGCCCAGTTCCGCTTCGATGGCCTTACCAATGGCGATGCGCTCCGATTGAGTGAATTGCTTCCGAAATTCGTTCTCGGCATACTCGCCGAGGATGAGCGAATTGAGCTTGACAACCACGCAAGGTATCCGCCTCCAGCCGAGATTCTCGCAGGCGTGCAGCCTGCGGAGCCCATAAATCAGGTTGTAGAACTCATCGATGCCAATCGGTTGCAGAAGCCCGAGCTCGCGTATGTTCGCCGCCAGAGCGTCTATGTCGCCCGCGTCGCGACGATAACGGTCCGCGTAATGGATTTGCTCGATCGGAATGTCTACGAGCTTCACGCCGTCCTTCGTTGCTCCCTCGTCGCCTGGAGTTTCTCCAGGGCTGAGATTTTGCCCCCGGCTTCGAACACGGCCAACCACGGGACCGAGTAGCGTTCGCTGACGTAGCCCTTCGGCCAGATCGCGATGTAACCCTGATGGAGCTCGACCACGAGAGGTCTACCCCGGTGCCGCGCGGACGTCTCGCGCCTCAATGGCTTGTTGCTGAGTTTGGTCATCGGCATTCATGTCCTTCGCGATTGACCCAACGCTGACAACGAACACAAAACATCCGGCACTCCGGGCATGGGACCGCGTCATCATAACGGTCGACGTCGATGCACTCGGGAACCACGCCCAGGCCTCCGCAGCGCAGGCATGTGCCCTGCGGTAGATCCGGGTCCGGCTCGAAGACTTTACGCGGGACCAGGACGCCGCCCCAGTTCACGAGCCGACTACTTCTTGCCATCATCCTTGGGTTCCTCGGTCAGACTGGCCTGCTTGATGATTTTGTCTTTCGCGGTCGGACGTCCTGCGGCCTTTTGCTGTTCGCCCTCCGCCGGCGTCTCGGCCTTCGAGCGCATCACATCGGCCCAGGTGAAGTCGCCCTCCAGGAGCCCGGTGTGAAGCTTGGTCAGGTCCGCGATGAGTTGCTTGCTGATGGGCTCCAGCGGATGGCCGAGGTACGACTCCAACATGCTCGGGTTCACGCCCAGGGCCGCGAAGCGATCGAAAATTTTCTTCTTAGCCGCGTCGGGGTCGCGTGCATTCTCGTCGCTCAGGGTGCGGTCGATCATCCCCCGCGCTTCTTCGAGGACGTCTCGCGGGAGCAGACGCTTTCCCGTGTCGCGAATCAGCTTGCTCTGCTCCGCGCCGACTGCATTGCGGAACTCGTCCGGCGTGCTCTCGATCAGATACACCGTCTGCCCGGTGCTTGTGATGCGAGTCTCTCGGACCCTGCGCCCACCCTTGACCTCGCGCCGCTCGACGGTCTTCGGCACGATGCGATCCAGGCCAAAGCTGGTATTCTTCTCGACGTCCACCGTGACCACATGAAGGACCGCTTTGTCCGCGTCCTCGGCCACAATTCGCGCCGATACGTGGATATTCCCGAAGTGACGGAGGAAGTTTTCAATCCCGCGTATAGAGAAATCCGTCACCTCGTTGCCGCCGCCTACTGGCCGCGTATAGAGAGCCAGGGCTGCGAAGCCGGGGCGCTGGCAGTCCTCCAGGACGGCGGTGCGGAAGTCGTCCACGTTCCGGGGCCACTTGTGAGCCGCGATGATGCGGGCCTCGATTTCCTTAGCCGCGGCTGCGGCTGCTGCTGCGGCCGAGACGTCCGCGCCGATCGAGACTTCCTCGGCTATATCGCGGACCGTGCCGCCCTTGATTAATTGAGTGTCCGGCATCTCGCCTCCTCCTCCATGAGCAATAAATTCATGACCAGCGTGTTTTGCTTCTTAAGCTCCTCGGCCCGGCGAATCAGGTCGCGGAATTCGTCCGCGCGTTCCGGCGTGACGTCGAGTCTTAGCTGCAGTAGCGCCAAGCCCAGGTCGATGGTCCGGTTCATGGACGCGAGGGTTTCAAGCTCCCGTCTGATATCGGGCATCGTCCTCACCTCCTCCTGAGTTCCGCCGCATCCCGGTGCGGACCGCATCCAGGATTCCCGGCACCCGGTGATCCGCTTCGAGGAGCAGGCCCACGGCTTCCATGACTCGGGCCCGGCCCTCCGGGGTCAGGTGCTTCAGTGTGCGAATGATCGCGAGTTGCGCCTTGGCCTCGCGCTCCGCGCTGGCTACCAATTCATCTGCCATCTGATTTCCTCGCTTTCCTTCGGAACTGGTCCCGGTTCGAGCAATCGATGAAATGATTCATGCCCCGCGTGTTGTACGGAACCCACTTGGAGCCCTGGGACGTGAAGTGCCGGACCCAGTAGATATCGGCTCCGCAACCCTCGCATTGGGCCGCGTGGCCCGCGTGTTTGAGGAGCGACTCCAGGGCTTGGCGCGTGGCCTTCAGTTCGGCGTTGAGCCGCTCGCAGTCGAGCACGTTGGCTGCGGGAATCACGCGGCCTCCGCGCGATCAGCCTTGAGCGCCGGATGGTCGAGCCGGATTCGCCGGGTGCCAGGTCTGACGGTGGTGTAAATCCCCAGGAGTTCCGCCCTCGCGGCTTCGTCCTTGATGTACATTTGCGCCAGACCCATAGCCATCGCTTGCCAGTCGACGTGCTTGGAGTCCTTGGTGCTCCTCCAGGTGAACTGACCCTCGGGCCAGATGAGCCCCTCGCGTTCCTTGATGGCGTCTTTAAGCTGGCACTCCAGATAGCCCCGGCGTTCCATGAGCTCGCCTTGCTCGACCCGGAGTTGCACGTATTCACTGAGGAGGTCGACTTCCTCCGGGGTGGCTTCCCGCAGGTCCGGTCGCTTGTGGCTCGGGTAGGTTTTCTGCAGCCAGCGGGCCGCGTCCTCGGTGCCGCCCATCGGTGGGCGATCGTCGCCCAGGATGTACCGCTCCCACCACTCCTGCTCGCGCTTGAGCATCAGGGGCTCTATGTCCAGGTCGCGGTGAATCTCGTAAATGCGGGGCGCGGGACCGGGCATCAGGGCGATGACGTCCCATACCTCGTACTCCATCGCCGCCATGTAATGCCGGACCTGGAACTCGGCATGGAGCGGGATCTCATCCAGCCCGTCGCCCCACGCGTTCCGCTGGTCCCATCCGACTACCTTGGCCTCGACCCCGCGCCGCTCGTCGCGACATAGCGCGTCCGGCGTGTAAGCCATCCAAGGGCGCTCGGGGTGGCGCTTGGTGACGTCGCAGTAGACGAGCTCGCGCCCGGTTATGTAGGTGTAAATCTTCAGGACTGCGGGCTCCAGGATTTTACCCGTCAGCATTTGCGGCGACGGGTCAGCGGGCTGGAGCCCTCCCTTCTTCAACGCCCAGACGGTGAACGCGTCCTTCCAGGGGTCCGCGTCGAACAGCGCGGCCACTTCCGAGCCGCCGATCGCGGATTTGCGGATATTCTCCGGGTCATGCATAGACACACCTCCAATCCGAGCCGCTCACGCGGCCCTGAATTCAACCGGGTTGTAAGTTAGCTACGCCGCTGCTTCAGGCTTCGGACGACGCTTGCGGACCTGGGCAATGCGCGGCGGCTTCTGTTCGCCGGGAACCGGCGGCAGATGAGCCATGATGAGTTCGATAAGAATGCGCCCTTGTGATACGCGCATCGCCTCCGCGTTCAGCCGCACCTCGCACGCCTGCATCAAACGGTCGAAAGCAACCCGAGTTATTCGCGTCTGGAGCTTTGGAAATTTGTCGTTATCGAGCTTGAACATAGCCATCGGGGTAACACTTCTCCTGCTAGTTCTAACCGCCTTTCGGGGGAGGTCGACAGGCTTGTCGTCTGCCTGCCGTCGTCGCCCGCCGCCGCCTCCGCTGCCAGCGTCGGGTTACTCAGAACAATACTGCTATTTGCCGGTCACGTCAAGAGGCTAAGTCTAGCAGTCACTATGACTTGCCGCGCACTTGCCGCACCAAATGATTCCAATTGGAACCTGATTGCCGCATGGTTGAAACCGGAAATTATTGTCGGTAGGACACTTGTCAACAGTGGTAAGTACTGGTGAATTGGCGTCACTTCCCCTAAAAGATTTTTAAAAAATGTTTTAACGCCGCCGCGCAAGCTCGACCTCCAACCGCTGAAGATCCTGGTCGAGCCGGTTCACCCGGTCCTCGAGCTTGGTCACCGTGGCTTCCAGGTGCTTGATGGTGCTGCGGTTCGCCCAATACGCGGAGCCGAGCACGACCACGAGGCTCACGATGGACACGATGGTCTTGACGTTGGTCGATATCGGCGACTCCTCGGAAATCACAGAATCTTGTTGATCGCGCCTTCCGTGGCGCTCTGCACTGTGCTGTCTGTGACATCGGATGCGTCCGGCTGATTAGCCGCCTGGATGCCTGGGTCGCCGACCACAATCGGCGTGACCTGACCAGCGACGAAGTCGGGCTGTGTGAGGGCATTCTGCGCCCACTTCAGCCGCGAATTATGAGCCGGGACGCCGGGATCTTCGCCGGTGATATAGCCTGCGTATTTCAACACGGCAACCTTGACGCGGCCACGAAAGACCGGGTCGTTCATGAGCGTGGCCGAACCCGTATAATCGAGTGCCATTCAGTTCCTTCCTTCCAGTTGGCGCACCCGCGCCGACAGTTGCGCGATTGCACGCGCTGCATGTACGAGAACGTGGTGATAGCTGATGTCGAGGATATCGGCCTCCTCATCAGTGGACTCGTAGCCATCGACCTTTATGCGCGGTATGACCTCCCGATCAGGAGCGCCGTTCTCATGCGGAAACAGTGCCATCCTCGTGCTGCCCACTGCTTCCGGCAGGACTGCGCGGAGCTTTTGCGCGGACAGGCCGATGCACTTCTCATCCTTGGGCATTCCAGCCAGCCCGTTGTACTGGAACCGTATCCACTCCAGAGCTTCGATGATTGCCAGCGAGTCATCCTCGACGGGAGTCATATCGCGTTTTAGCTTCTCATCAGAGGGCACCGTCCATGAAGACGTTGATGGCTTGGCGGCAGAATCAGCACTTAGTTGGAGCCAGTAGGACGCTGAAGCCAAGTTGCCGATATACAGATACCCCGAGGTATTGACGGTCTGGCGTCCCGCACCAGCAGTGCGGTCGAACAAATAGAACCAGCCGGGATAAGATGAGCCACTTGAGCCAGTGCCGAACTCCCACTGACGAGTGTCCGTCTGAAGAACGAAACCAGGAAAGCCGTTATTCGGAGTGGTCACGCAATGCACACGTGCATACTGAGTGCCCGTGGAGGCGCAAGGCACAACAGTCAGTTGGGATGCAACAGGGCTGGTTGCTGGTGTGCTCGTGCCGATAGTGACCACGCCGCCGCTCTGCACGTTCATGCACAGCGGAGTGCCTTCGAGCCACGTGCCAAGGTAGGCCGAGCCAGTATAGGAACGAAGGATGCCCACGCTGTTAGAAGTGCCGAAATACATCTGGATGCTGTTGCCGGATGTGGCGCTGTTAACATTGCCCGTGGAGCGAATCATTCCGTTGGTATCCACGGGGCAGGCCGGGGCTGTGGTGCCGATGCCGAGGTATCCGGTCGTGTTCAGCACCATTTGCGGCGTCCCGCTTGTCGGACTGATGCTTGCACCGAAGGTCAGCATACTGGGCTGGATTCCGATGCCATAGGCGAGGCCGCTGCCGTTGTCCCAGGTGGCGATGTTGATCGGAGCCAGCGTCATAGTGCTGCTGATGCCGAAGTAGGATGACGGACTCACATTGCCGCCGATGCCGACGTTGCCGCCCTGTGGCTGGAGGATAAGCGGAGCACCTGCGCCGCCAGCCCATGACTGAATCACGCTGACCCACGTCCCGCTAGGTGGCGTGAATCCCAAATACATCCGATAGCCGCTGTTATTCGAGGCCTCGCCAATGGCAACCTGATACTGGCTGACATTGAATCCGCCTGGGTTGCTGAACGGAATGACTGTCAACTGACTGCCTGGAGAAGCCGTGCCGTGGCCGACAAACCCGTTGCCGCTCACTGACAAGTAACTCTTATATGCCCCACCCACCAAATCACTGCCGATTTCAAGAACCGTGGAGCTTGACGCTTGCCAATTATTCTTGACGAACAGACCGTTGTACCCTGTTGTGTTGGTGGCGTTGTAGATGATCCCAGCCCAGGTGCCAGCAGGCTGACCTGTCGAGTCCGCATTCGTTCCTAGCTTGACGTTCAGCAGAGCTTGCGGGCTTGCGGTGCCGATGCCGACATTGCCGCCGTGAACGAAGGATGCAAGCGGAGTGCTAAGGGCACCACCATCCAGGATGTTCAACTGGTTGCCGACTGCTTGAAGGCGCATATCCCAACTGTTGGAAGTTGGTCGTAACTGAAGATATCCACCGGAGCGGATCTCAGCGATGGGAGCCGTGCCGTCCAAGGTGAGCAATTGGTCTGGATTAGTGGAGCCGATGCCCACATTGCCGGATGGGTTGATATACATTCGCACATGGGTCGGATAGGCAAGTTGCGTGCCCACGGGTGACACATAAAAGACCAGCCCAGGCAGGGCATTCGTTGTGCCTCCCAGTCCGATGTCTGCCCTGCGTGTCCCAGCGTCATCTATGAAGACATAATCCGATGAGCCGCCTGCTGCATTGTTCTGCACTGCAACCTGCATGGACGATGTCCCGGTGATATGCAGCGGATAGATTGGGGCCGTGCCGATGCCGATGGACCCGGCATTATAAAGCTGGTATCCGGCTGCGTTGATGTTTGAGGTCCACGGTGTCTGAGGAGCGCCGCCCGGTATCGTAACCAGGGTGCGGGTGTTCGTGCTGTCATCGGAAGCCGTCACGCCCGCGCCGACAAAGTTGAAGATTGCCCGCTGTGTCAGTGCGGTGCCCTGGTTCTGTGCGGTCGTATAACCGCCACTCGCGCCCGTCTGTGCTCCCCAGCGCAGCCCGAGCGCCTGAGTTGAATCGGCGATGAGAACCCACCCGTCAGTGGTCGAAACGGGAAGCCGCGTCGGTGGGGCACTCGCTCCGCGAACGACGATGTCACCCTTCGCCGTGGTCGGGTCAACGATAAAAGCCGGTGCGCTGCTGGCGACGACCGACCAGTTCAGCTGAGTGATCCACGGAGGGTTCGCGTAGAACTGGGTCGCGTCCACCGCGTTGTCGACCATCGCGGCAGTATAGTCATGCTGCGCGCCCACGACCGCGCCGGTCCTTCCGAACACCGATACTACGGGCGCGAGTTGCCACGAGCCGTCTTCGCGTAAGTATTTCGACGTGCCAGCGGTCGCGCCTGGGTCCGGCACCATGCCCGCCGAATGCGCCGCGCCGGATGCGCCCATAGGAACGGCGATCAGAGTCACGTTGGCGGTCAGCGCACCGCCGCCCGATAGTCCGGTCCCGGCGATCACTTGCCGGGTGTTCGGCACGCCGCCCGTGTCGGCCGTGGTGAGCACGACGTCGCCCGTACGACCGGCGACCGAGGTCACCTTGGCATTGAGCGTCACATCGCCGGTCAGCGCCCCGCCGCCGGTCATTCCTGCGCCCGCGATAACCTGCCGGGTGTTCAGCACGCCGCCCGCGCCCGATATGTCAGAGCCTTGGAGCACGACAGCGCCGGTTCGCCCGAAGACGGTCACCACGTTGGCGATCAGGGTAACGTCCGCGCTGAGAGCGCCGCCCCCAGTCATACCGGCTCCCGCGTTTATAAGCCGCGTGGTGAGGACGCCGCCCGCGCCCGACACATCCGACCCCAGGAGCACGACAGCGCCCTGGCGACCCATTACCGACGTCACAAGGGCACTCAGGGTAACGTCTGCCGTCAGCGCCCCGCCGCCAGCCATGCCTGCGCCGGCCAGGACTTGCCGGGTGGTCGGCACCGCGCCGATGGAAGCCGCGTTCAGCTGGGTCGCGATCCACTGCTCGTTCGTCCAGAGGTTCTGGAGCGCGGTCGTGGTCGTGTTCTCGTGCTGGCTGGTGATTACGTCGCCGGTGTTCACCGTGGGCGGGATCGGCGGCGTGCTCGGCAAGCTGGCTTTCGGCGTCGCGCCCTCGGCGTAGCATTCCGGCCACAGTTCGAAGTCCGGCGGGATGCGCCAGCGCCCAGGCGCGGCGTTCGGGAAGGCGAACTGCGGCGTCACGTAGTCGGTGCTCATGTCTGTTGCTCCTTGATGCGGACCAACTCTCGCCCGTTCTCAGCGGGTGCCCAGTTCCCAGGCAACTTGTGCTGGCGTATGAACAGCACGAGAGCGCCGTTTGTCTGCGACTGGAGCGCCTGCAATTGCTGGCTGACGGACAGGAAGACCCGGTATGCGGGGCTGGTCGTCAACTGGTTTTCCTGCTGCCGGATATCGGCCAGCATGCCAATCAGAGCCTCGTCCAGCGGGTAGACGGCCAGCTGCTCCTTCGCTTCCTGTTCCCGTGGTTCTGTGTTCGGTTCTTCCATGTGACTCCTTATGGTGAATGCGCCACGATGCAGCCGCCCGCGACCGTGATCGTGTAGCCGTCTGAAGACTTGAAGGTAAAGGGTCCGGCGACTCCGTTGTACTGCGTGCCGCCGACAAGCGGATTAACGCCGCCACACTGCACGCCATTGGTGCCGAACAGCGCGCCAGGTCCGACGCAATGGCCCGCGCTGTCGATGACCTTTCCTACCGAGCCGACTGTAAAGCCTTGATCTGATCGGACGCCGCTCGGATTTATCAGAACGTAGTTCGAGCCGCCGCCGTTAATTTCCAGCTGCGCCCCTCCGCTCGGTGCCCGCACGAAGTCACCGATTACCGACCCGCTGGTATACAGGACCATTCCGCGGCTGACGTGCGACGCCTTATCCGACCCGCCGACTACGTCGATGGTGAGTGAGCTATAGGTCGGGTCGAAGGTGGTCGGGTTCATGCTGATCGTGTAGCTGCCATTGACCAGCGTGAAAGTGGCCTGCTTGATGTAGAGGTTGCCGCCGGTGTCGGTGTAGACGTTGGCGGTCGAGTAACCTGACCCGCCAGCGCCGAACACCAGAAACCACCCGCCATAGCCAGCGCCCGACAGGACGCCGATCTGCGCGACCATTTGGCTCGACCCGTTGTAGACGTTGATGGACTGCGTGCCGACGCCGCCGACCGACATGGTTCCCAACGTGATGGACCCGGCGTTCACCGACGTGATTTGGGTTGAACTGATGCCGCCGGTGATGGTCGACGCGGTGACGCTCGAAATCTGCGACGCCGAAACCTGCCCGCTTATAGCAGTCGCGTTCACGCTGGCGATCTGCGACGCGGTGATCTGACCGCTGATGGCTGACGCATTGACCGCCGCAATCTGGTTCGCCTGAATCTGGCCGGTGACCTGACCGGCGGTGATGCTCTGTATCTGCGCGGCGAGAATCAAGCCAGTGATCGAGGACGCACTGATTGCGCCTATGTGGTAGAAGTTCATCAGCGAGTTCGACGGGTTGCTCGTACTCGTGTAGGACAGGCCGTTTGAAGTGATCTGGTAGAACGTGCCATTCGGGACGTAATAGAAATACGAATTGGCAGGGTAGTTCGGGTCGGGCAGCGTCGGGTACGTCTGCACCATAGGGACCGGGCGCAGCGTGCCCGCGTACTTCGACAGCGTGTCGATGATGCCGCTGGCAAGCTGGCTGGACACTACGACGCCCTGAATGGTAGTCGCGTTCACCGCGCCGATCTGGTTCGCCTGAATCGCGCCCTGAATGCTGGTCGCGTTGACAGCTGCAATCTGCGTTGCAGCAACCTGCCCGAGCAGCGAGGAGGCATTGACGCTTCCGATTTGCGATGCAGTGATCGTCCCGATGATGCTGTTCGCATTCACCGTGCCGATGGACTGCGCCGACAGCCCTCCCGCGCCGATGCTGGCATCGGTGACGCTCCCGGCGACCGGCGTGCCGTTTTGCGCAGTCGAGGTCGCCCAGGCCGTTCGCTGCGCGATGAGCCGCAGCAAGGTTTCGAGGTCTGGCTGCACGGAGCCGAACTGGGCGGTGTATTTGACGGTGTACTGATCCTCCCAGACCATTTCCAGGGCGCGAATCCAGTAGGTGCCGGTGAAACCGATGTTGTTCTCGGTGATGGAAACGGCCATTCCGCACGCCAGCCCGTCGGTCCAGATGATGAAGTTGCCGGTTTCAATCGGATAGGCGTTCGTCAGAACGACCGACTTCGCACGGAGCGATGCGTCCCAGCCGGTCGTGATCTGCGTATCCACGACGGCGCTCGCCCACGTGCCGTACTGCTGCACCGACACCGGGTCGGTGTAACTCGCCGCGACCGGCACGCCGTTCGGCCCGATTGCGCCCCGCACATAGCACACGTTGATCGGGTTGCTGAAGTCGTGCTTATAACTCTCGACGCGGACCGGGAAGCTGGTCACGCCGTCGGGCGTGGTCGATAGTGCATAGGGCGCAGCTGGCGCGGCCGACGCCGGTCCATAGGTGAGCACGCCGTTAAAGTCCACGCGCCACTCGCCCATCGAGAGCGTGGTCATATCATCGAGCACCTGTCGGCACGTCTTGGTCTGCCAGTCGAACTTTTGGATCTGGGGCACGACCTGGGCAATGGTGCCGAGCGTCAACTGCGGGCAAAAGTGGCCGACCAGTGCGGTGATGATCGCCTTGTCGCTCGACGGCATCGGCACGTTGAAGCTGCTATCCCAACAGACCGCGCGGTCGAGGTACGCGGCCCAGTCGTTGAGCGTGCATTTATAGGCCACGGTGATGCCCGGTGCGTCGGTCTGATCCATTTCGATGGTCGTGATGTGGCCGTCGAATAGCTTGGTCACGCCGTCGCGACCGTCGAGGATGGTGACCCGGTAGAGTTCCTTCAAGCTGATGCTGTAGACGTTCTGGTCGTAGTGGGCATAATCGTACAACGCGGTCTGCTTCAGGCCCTCGCTCAAGATGGTGAGCGCCGCCGTGGTGATCCGCTTGGTGGTGTCGTAGCGGATTTTCGTACCGGGCAGGAAGCAGTTGGCGGTAACGTCCTGCCCGTTCAGCATGATGATGATGTTCACGTCGTGATCCTGACTCCCTGGCCGGTCAGGTTGACCGCAATCTGGTTGCCCAGCGCCTTCGCCGCCTCAGCCGTGGTAAGGCCTTTCGGCGCGATGTTCACGGTCACGCTTTGGGGTGGCGTAGCCGCTGAAGCAGTGGCCGACGCAGCTGGCGAAGCCGCGGAGCCAAAGCCTGCGGCCTGGAAGTTGCCGAGCACGTCCGATGTGTTCTTCGTGAAGCTGCGAATGTCCTCCAGTACGCCTTCCATCGTTTGCACGACCGGCAAGAGGTTCAGCTGCACGGACTGATAGATCCCGCGCAAGGAAGACTGAATGACCGGCGATGCGGCCAGCCATTCGCCGCTGGCGTCGGCCACGGCCTTGTAGATGCCGCCCCATTCGATGTCTTGCCGGATGGCGGTCAGCAGCCCGAAGATGCCCTGATCGGCCTGACCGCCAAGCAGTAGGTAGGCGTAGCGGGTCGACTGCTCGATGCGGCCCAGCAGCGTGTTCGTATGCGCCTGCTGAATGTCGCCGATGATGCCGGTCACCATACTCCCCAGTGAGCCGATGGCCGTCAGAGCGCCCGTGGCCGAACTCATAAAGCCGCTGACCGCCTGCCCGATGCTGCCCATGCCACCTGACGCTGCGCCGGCAGCGCCGCCACCACCGCCACCGAATAAGCCGGTGACTGACTTGCCGATGCCGCTCAAGGCGCTCGACACCCCACCCAGGCCTTGCGACCCGAGCAGGTTAGCGATGGTCGTGGAAATAAAGTTCGTAATGGCCGTGGTTACCGGCGTCAGGAACCCGTTGATCGCTGCCTTGGCGACGTCCTGCCACATGGTGGTCATCACGTCTTTGAACGAACCTTTGCCGGTAACGATCAGGTCGGTGAGCGAACTGAAGGTGTTCGAAACGGCGGAATGCACGCCGTCGTAGATACTCTTCCAATGGCTGACCATCGGCGGGCCCGCGTCTGTGATCGCCTGCTTGACCCGGTCGAGGTCGTTCTGCATAGCCGGTGGGATGCGGTCGCCCTGGGCGATCATCTGGTTGATGGTCGCGGTCTGAGCGGTCACCCAGGCCTGCTGCGCGGCGAGTGAGTTCGGGCCTGCGCTGTCCGCAATTGCTTTGTAAGCGGCGACAGCCTTGTCCTTGAAATCGGTGATGCTTGAAAGGCTCTGCACGTTCGCCGTCTTGTAGGCGTTCTGGAGGTCGATGACCGGGCCTTTCGCGAGGTTCTGCAACGCAAGGCCTTGAGCCGCAATCGCAGCGTTCACCTGATTGATCGCCTGCACGACCTGGGGCGAGGATGCGCCGTATTGCGCGGTGAGAGTCTGGACGTTGGCGACCAACTGCTGCGTGAGGTTCTGCGAGTTCGCGTAGGCGTTCTGATACAGTTCGGTCGCGGTAATGTTGCCCGACTTGTACGCATCCTGCCAGGGCCCGTTCAGCTGGTCGATGATCTTCTGGGTCTGGTCGGTGACCTTCTTCTGTGCGTCGAAAACATCGGCGTCGGTGGCGATGCCGGACTCCTTGAGCTTCTGGACATTCCCCAGCGCGGTGTACAAGTTATTCAGCTGGGTCAGTTCGTCGCCCAGGCTGGTCGTCCCGAGCGTCTTCATCGCGTCGGTTAGCTGGTCGGCGGGCGATTTCGCGGCCTCGAGTTTCTGTTTCAGGTTGTCGATCTGCTGGTTGATGTTGCCCAGCGGCTCACCGAGCGCGATCAGGTCGGCCTTCTTGTTGACGAGGTACTGCAACTGAGCCTGCATCTGGGCCAGCGTGCCCAGGCCGGAATCCGCGGCCACGGCCGCAGCGTAGTCACTCCACTTGTCGATGTCCTGCTGTAGCTCGTCCTGGGTCTTCAGCCCGAATGCGTGGTAAGCCGCATTCAGCGCGTCGGTGTCGGCCTTGACGCTGGCGGCAGTCGCATCAGCGGCTTCCTTCTGCGCCGTCCACAGATCGAGTGCGCTGGCTTTGCCGGTCGCCATAGCTGCCTCGATCTGAGTGAGCCGCTGGTCGGCGCGTGCCGCGATCTCGTCGTAATACTGCACCGCCGTCAGTTCGCCGTTCTTGTAGGCGTCGGCGAGGTCCGTGTTGATCTGGTCGGTGACCTTCTTGTGCGCGGCGTAGACCTTGTCCATCGCCACCTGAATGTCAGAGGCGGAGGAGTACGCGGACCCGGCTATGGTGGTGTAAGCCGCCTGCGCCTTCCGGGACTGGGCTTCCAGCGATTCCGTGGATGTTTCGCCGAGAGTCTTATAGGCGTCCCGCAGCGTGAACATCTGGATGACCAACTGCTGCATGTCGGTCCCGATGGTGTCCCACGCCTTGCCCATCGACTTCTGCGCCTCTTCGGTGGACTGATCGATCACATCGACCGAATCGGCGAACGTCTTCGCGGCGGCGGGCGCGACGCTATTTATCGTGTCGTAGGTCTTGAGGATGGCCTCGTTCTGCTTGCGCTGCTCCTCCTGGGCCTTCTGCGCGTCGTCGGCAGCGGCTTTATCAGCTTTGGCCTTGGCCTGGTCAACGATGGCCTGCTGGTTCGCGGTGTTCTGGCGCTCCCGCTCGGCAGCGTTCAAGTTGCCGGTCGCGGTCTTGAGCGCGTCCATCGCGTTCTGCTGGTCCTTGACCTTTTGATTCGCCGCGTCCAGCTGTGCGTTGGTCGTCTTCCAGGTGTCGCCGAGCGAGGCGATCTTTGAGAGGCCGTCCTTGATTTTCGCCGCGCCGTCGCCCAGCGTCGAGAACAGGATGCCCAGGTTCGTGGCTATCGACTTGATGCCGCCTATGATGAAATCCCAAATCGGCTTGACGATGGCAACGATGTTGTTCCAGGTCAGCGTCCACGCACTCTTCAGGCCGTCCCACATGGTCTGCGCGAAGGCGACGATGGGGTCGAACAGAACATGAAAGACCGTGCCGATTGCGGTGAGCAGCGGTCCGAATACCTGTACCACGTCGGACCACACGCCCTGCCAGATTTCGGTGAGTCCGCTCCAGGCCTGGGTGACCGTGTCCACGATGGGTTGCCAGTGGGCATACACCCACTCGCCGATGAGCACGAGCGCCGGTATGATGAGCGCCAGCCCGCCGGTCGCCAGCACGACTGAGGGAGCTAGGAGGTCGAGCGCGATGGTGATTGCGCCAATCGCAGCTGCGACCAGCGGAGCGGCAGCGAGTACTGCGCCGAGCGCGACTGCCGCGTCCTTCACCGGACCGGGCAGGTTCTTAAACCACGCATTGAAATCGGAGAGCGCCTGATTGACGGCGGCGAGGATCGGCCGCATGCCCTGGAGCACGCTGCTGATAGCGTCGCCTACCTCCTCCTTGAAGGTTTCGGCGTCCTTGCCGATCTGGTTCAGCTGGCCGCGCCACGTGCCCATGACCTTTTCCGCCGCGCCGCCATACCTGTTCTCAAGCTCCTCAACGACGGCATCCTGCAAAGTCTGCGCCGAAATCAGGCCCTTTTTGACCTGCTCCATCGCGGTTGGCACGTCGGTCCCGATGTGAGTCGCGAGTGCCTGCCACGCCGGTATCTGTTCGGTGGTGAGTGACCGCATGGTGCGTGCGGATACGACGCCCATGAGGTTCATGCGGCCCAGCTGGTCGGCGACTTGTCTGATCCACTCGGGACTCTGCTTCATGGCCGATGCGGTGTCGACCAGAGCTTGCATGTTGGTCGTGGTCTGCCCTGCCGAAATGCCCATCGCCAGCATGTCTTTTGCAGCTGGGCCGAGCGTGGTCGCCAGATCAAACATGGAGGAGAACTTCATTTCCTCCAGCGACTCGAATAACTCCTTGGTGGACTCGGCGGGTCCGTTGATGGCTTCGAACGCGGCTTGCAGCTTCGCGACGTTCTTGGATGCCTCCAGGCAGTCTTCGCCGAACTCCAGGATTTTTTTGCCAAGCTCAAAGCTGGCCAGCGTCTGACCGACGGCACTCAGCTTCTCGTTGATGCCTTCGAACGCGGAGCCAGCGGCTTCCATGCCGCCCTGAATCTGTTCGGACAGGGCTTTGATGGCGTTTATAAAGTCGGAATTGTCGAGCGTTGCTCGTGCTGCGAGTTCGCCTACATCAGCCACGGCGCATTCCTCCTGCGACCCAGGCGTCGAAGCGGTCGATCAGGGTGTCTGGGTTCTCGGCACTGAACTTGGACGGCGGACGCTCACCCGGCAGGGCATAGCGCATTCCGGTGGCGGGGACCGGCGCTCTCAGGATCGCGGGCGTGCCCTGCTGGTGCGGCTGAGGCAGCGGCTCGTCGCCCGCCATCATGAGCCGGACCTTTCGGCGCAGCATGAATTCAGTCGGCTCCCACATGGGCGCATCTTTGCCGCGATAGACGTTGTAGACAGCCCAAGGTGCGAGTGCGGCGTAGTATTCCATGCGGTCGTGGAATTCGATGTCGCGTGCCGCGAGTGCGTTGAACTGCTGGAGCGTGAGGCTCCAGAATTCTAGTTCACTACAGGCGAAGTCGTATCGCCCGATGGCCCAGAGGGTGAGCCAATCAAGTTCCGTTCCCTCGCGGCTTCTATGTTTTTTAGGGTCTTTTCAACGTCCGGCCACTGCCCCCGAGTCGCGTAGACCAGTACGGGTGAGAGGTCAAGCAGCATGGAAGCATCCGCGTTTTCGGCGACCCAGTCCTCAGTGATGTCAGGTTGATGGGTTTTCAGCCCGTAATAGAGAATTGTGGCGAGTTCCCCTGGATCGCTGAACAAATCAGGTAACCCATCCTTGAGCACCTTGATGTTGCGCTCCACATCAAGCTGGTGCAGGACTTTGAGCGTGTATATCAGCTGCAAGCTCCGGCCAGCCAATTCGATGACGCAAGGATGGCCGGGTTCTGGTTTCGAGTATCTTCCCATAGCCTTTACCCGTTGGCCTGATTGATCGTGAAGGTCAGCGACAGCGAGGCCACGACAATGGTGCCCGTGCGGGCAGTCGCCCCTACAGTCTGCGCGGCCACGGAATATGTGAAGGGACCGTCGCCGGTCTGCGGAGCGGTCGGCGTAACGACCGTGATCCAGGGAGCCGACGCAATCGGCAACCACGGCGCGGCCGAGCCGCCCGCCGTCAGCTGCACGGTCTGCGGAGCCGTCGTGCCGGTGCCAGGAACGCTGGCGCTGGCGGGCGTGACCGCAATCGCGGACGGCACGTCGGTGAGGACCGAGTTGATGCGTATGGCGATGTTCTTGGTGCACACACCCTGCACCTTGTAGTCCTCGCCCATCGTCTTCACGTAGCCCATGAATTGCCGGGTGCGGTGCGTCGGGTCAGGCATCACCAGCTGAAACTTCGTGATCTGCCGGTTATAGAACAAAAACTCGATGCCGAATGGCGAATTGACATTTTGCGTCGGATCGCTGGGGTTCCAGAAGCACGGGAAGGTCAGATCGCCCAGGTCGATGAGCGCCGGGACATAGCTGCGGATCGGCACGCCGGTCGAGTGACTGGTCGTTTCTACCTCGCCCAGCGAGTTAGCAGGCCCGGTGATGTCACCCACGCCCGCGATGGTCTGATACATTTCGGGTGGACCCACGCCGGTTCGCACTTGAATGAGGGTGCCGAATGCCGGAATGGGCGGATACGTCGGCGACGCCGAGTGAGTTGATGGAATGTCCAACTGCGACGGGCCTTGCGGATTGGTACTCATGCGGTTTTCCTTTTACTGCGGTCTGTTACTACGGTTCGTACTTCGGATGAATCCAGGAAGAGGAACTGCACGCGAAACTCCTGGATCACGTGATAGAGCCGGGTGTCCGGCTCATAGGTCATGGTTTGCTGCGTGTAGAAGATGCCGCCAAAGCGGACATTTTCAAAATCGCCAATGAAGCCGTCCAGATAGCCGCGCACTGTGTCGGCAATCGCCAGCGCCTCAGTCTGGCCCAAGCTAAAAATGGAAACCTGATAGTCGCGTTGCAGCAGCGCGGGCGGTCCGCTGTGAGTCATCAGCGGCAGCGGGCCGATCATGAAGAACACGAGGTATGGTGCCAGCTGGTTCGGGTCCGGCTTCTGCGGTGCGCGGACCAGAAACACACGGCTCCCGACCACGTTTGCTTGAACCAGCAAGTCGCGGAATGTCTGCTCAAAAATGATCAAGTGGATTCGTGGAAGGCGTTATCCTTGGCGATCTTCTCGATGAGTCGCTGACAACCCGGCGCAATGTCGGCGAGGTAGGTGCCCTGCATTTGCAGAATGGACGGGCGAAAGTAAGGCCTCGCCTCCATCTTGCTCGTGCCGTACTCGACCCAGGCCCCATAAGGTGCCTGCTTGCGGCCGACCTTCATCATGATGCCGCGCATGTTCTTACGCCCGGTCGTCGCATAGATGGCGTTCTTCAGCGTCCCAGGCGGATACTCGGCCGTGCCGCGCGGACCTCCCGTTTCCGTTGACGCGATAGGCGCAAGGTTGCGGGCCTTGTCCATTGCGGTGTTGCACGGTGGAAGGATGATGGCCTTGACCTCGTCCGACTTATCGCTGAGTGCGTCGGCAACCGCCTTGAACGTGGTCTTCATTTCAGGACCGCCGCGCCATTTCCACTGGGCGAACGCGCGGCGTCCAAAACTAACGGCCATTACACGACCTCCATGCAGTTGAGAATCAGCGAGGCGCGACGCCTGGAAATGTCGGCGATTCCGCGTATTTCGAACAGGTGGTCGCGGTCCTGCAACCGCCAGCGGGCATCCACGTCGGTGCGGTAACGGATGGTGATTTCGGTCGGCACGGTTTCGACCGTTCGGTCAGCCTCGGTGACCTCCGTGCCGGATGTTCCCGGCTCAATGCCAGCCCATACGTCGGCCACGGCTTCCCAGCCGGTGATTTCGTCGCCGTACTCGTTCGTAA